GCCTTCAGGTTGTTTATATGATGAAACTCCAAACATAGCTTCAGTTTTTCCATTCACTTTAGCTGAATAGCATTCTGACCATACATAACCATACGTTAAAGCTTCAATAGGTGTATGACCACATGCTTGACACTCTGCTATATCTTCAGTTCTGAGGCTATCCTTAAGTTCAAGAATATCCCCAGCTACTGAAGGTACGATAATTACATTATTGTCCACGAACGATAAAATCTCCTAGCCATTCTAATGATAAGAAACAACTTGGTAAATAACTGTCATTTATAATTTCTATAGAAATTTCTTCATTTCTTGCAATGACCGGAAGTAAGAATGTTCCACTTGAAACATTTATTTCACCAATCATTGCAGATTTCATACCTACTATCTTGCCTGTAAATTCAAATTCAGATGTAATATTCGTATTATACTCAGGTGTTACAATGATTTTAAAATACCCAGTATTTGCATAGCAAAGCTTTATATCCCTAAGCATCAATATACCTTCCATCACCTTTGTTCCATTTTGAGTTTGTTGCCTATAATAAATTAAGGGCATTTCCCAAGATGATGTAAATGTATTTCCTATAACTAAATAATTGTGTATACCATTTACAATTACTTGTTTTTCACTTATTGTGTACTCTAAAGGAAATCCTTTATTATCTAAAATTGTAAGTGTATTAACAGGAGTATAAGGCAGATTAAATATTGTTGTTTCTGCTTCATTATTAATTGTTAAATCTTTTTCTGTTATATAAACTTTTCTATCTATATAAAATAGATAATCTAAATTGGGTTCTTTATTCTTTGGTGTAAAATTTATTTTCTCTAAATAAATACCATCACTATATTGAATAACCATGTACATCCAATTATCGTGAAAATCTACATTTAAGATTTTTCCGTTATCAAAAACCCATTTACTCCAAGCTGATTGTGCTTTCTGTTCTGATGTATAATAATAATTATAAACATAGATTGCATTAGTTTCTTCTGTCGTAAGGAAACAAGCTAAAGAATTTGCTGTAGAACCTGCAATTTTATACATATTCTTTGGTAAAAAACTTGGTACTTGTTCTGTAATATCTCTAGCATTTACTGAATAGGTAGAAGTAATATATATTTCCATTACTCGTGAAAAATCACCATTCTCAAATAAGAAAAAACCTGTACTACCTGCATTTATAGGTTTGACAAACCTACTGCAAGGATATTCCATTGTCAAATCAATAGCTGCTGTTGAGTTAGAGAATATATCTCCACCTTTTATTGAGAATGCTGATGATTCAGAAAATAATAGTAGTTCTTCGTTAAATGGTAAACTATGTTTTAACAGAACCATCTTAGAATTAGAACCTACATCAATAGGGTCTGTATCTAATTCTGAAAGAGTTGTCTTTTTAAAAAATGAGAATATATCTTGAGTATCAGAATATATTGATTTATCTACAGATAAAAAGGCTAACCTTCCTTTATGTGTAAATATATCTTGTATTGTATTCCCAATAAAAGAAGGAGTAGGAGCTGAATCTTCATCACCAGCCCCTCTGTCTGTCCAATCAATTGCTTCAAAAGTGAATGTTCCATCTGCTTGTCTAATTAAAGCATGTGGCATTGTTTTAGCATCAATTCTATATTGGATATCAGGAGAACAACATTCTTTCCACGACCCACTACCAAAAGAAGAATTATCAGAAGTTTCAAATTGAACATAGTAATCATCAGCTTTATTCACATCTTCACCAACTATCTTTAATATAAAACCATTCGGAGCTACTGTTGGTAAAACATTTATTGCATCTGCTTTTTTATAAAAAGCATATAAATCATTATCAGCGTTACTATCTTCAGCTTGTATGGTAAAATTACCACCATTTTTCTTTTGTAAACAAATTACAGAACCTGACCTTGTAATGTCCCACTCAGTTGTTCCTAATTTTTCCACTAATCCGTCATATAATTTTTTAGCTATGGCATTTGTTTTTGTGGTCTCAAGCTCAGAAGTTGATGTATAACTGGCTACTACTTTACCATTAACTCTAATAATATGGTCTGTAGTGTAGTTCCCCTGTCTGACAAATATTAAAGCACTTGCTTTATATTTGTTAGGATACTTATCTTTTGTCAAAGCTGTATAAACTGTTTTATTCAAGACAAAAGTATAATCAGCTATAGTTACAGCAAATAAATCTTGTAAGGGTTGGGTGGTCTTAATATAAGTTTCACATCCTTGATTAATTGTTACTTTTTTTTCGTTTCCTTTTAAATCAAAAACCTTAATCGTACCATCACCAGCAATTAATACTTCATATCCTTCATTCTCTTTAATGATAGTATGACATAATGGATGAGTATCTAATCTATCCATCATTTTTGCAACATGCTCAGATGGTGGTCTATCTTTTAAACCAATAGAAGGCATTGGTAAATAATTCACTAAATTCTTTGATTGGTTTGGGTACATTAATTTGTCAGGTTGTTGTGAAATACCTCCAATAAAGTTTGCAACTGTATCTCTAACTAATGTCATGGTAAATAATCCTTTATTCTTCCATCATACATAGCCGGAATCATTGTATATTCTCCAATTTCAAGTTCATGCTGCTCCATTGCAACACGAGCTTCCATTAAATCTTCTTGAACATACTGACTGGCTTTATCTGCTCCAAGCTCTCTTTTTACAAATTTGTAAGCAGCAGACATTGTTGCATATTGTTTAGCAACTTCCGGTAAATCTTCAAAAGGATAAGAAAATACGATAGATACTTTTAAAGGTGTTAGAATAGAATAAGTGTGTTCAAACTTATCATATAGCTTACCTTCTCTTACAACATATCTGTTTTTGTACATTGTAGGAAATTTTATCATTATCATATTGTCTGGAATTTTTATTATATTATTTACATCTGGGTTGAGTTGATAAAAATCTTCTGAATTAAAATCCCAGCCTTGAAGCTGTATTCTTTTTGTTTCATCTTCTAATATCTTTTCCGCAGCTATTGTAAAATAACTCTTTGTTCCTTCTAAAGTGTTTAATGGAGATTGCCCGATACAAGAAAGCATAGTATTTATTGCTTCAAGTTTTGTTGTCATTTATTTCTCCTAAAAAAAAAAAAATAAGGGTAGATGAATTTCTACCCTTTTATAAATTTGTGTCAAGCATCAATTAAGCTGCATTTGCTGAAATTTCAACAGCACAATCAGGTCTCAAAATACCATGCCCTTGTAAGACTCTAGCTGTTAATAAGTGAGCTAGCCTTTCAAGCATCCATTTAGGTTCTACTATCAAACCTTGTCTTGAGACAGTACCTACTGCTTGTTTATTCATAACAAGACAGGCGGTTTTAGAAAAGTCACCATAATAAATATTATTAGGTTTAGTTGAATCTAAAGATTGAGTAATATTTGTACTTGGTAAATGGTTAATTTTAATAACTTTGATTCCATTTAACTTACCAGTTGTGCCATCAGAGTAAGAACCTGTACCTATATCATGGTTTTTAATATCTTCATATTGAGCAAGTAAGGCGTATTGTAAAGGTCTTACAAAAGCGTATCTATCTTCTTCTGGAATATCCTTCTGGTCAAGTTCCACACCCGCTGTATATATAGCAGCTGCAAGTACAGCTCCATCTGTCAGAGCGGTTTCTCCTGATTTAAGGACTGTACCACCCTTACCACCTTCAACAATAGCTTTTGCACGAGCTGCTAAAACTCCAACCTGAAGAAGTTGTTTATCTTCGGTATTAGCCAATGCTCTTGACATTTCTTGTACAATTTCTGCTCTATCATCATATTCTTGCATTTTCACATCTAATTCATGAATTAGAATGTCTGAAACTAAGAATGGGTCTACATTGATTGTAAGTTCATTGTGTGCAATTTTTTGGTTTCCAAGTAAAGTATCACCTACTCCTATATATTTAGCTGAGGTTGTACCTAACACTGGGAATGAAGCTGATTTACCTTTAGTGATAGTTTTGCTTCTAACATAATTTTTCATTACTCTTTTTTCATCAAAAGCTGTTAATAACTCAGGGATGAATTGGTCTTTGAACAATTGTGCCACATCACCACTAAAGTTAGCTTGACCAAGTCGAGTAAAGTTATAAGTGTCAACCATATTTTAATAATCTCCTTTTATATATTAGTAAATACCTAAATCAATTCCTGCTTCCCTACTAGCAGCAATTCTTTTCTGTACGTCTGCTCTGTAAGCTTCATCTTTGTTATATTTAGGGTCTTTAATTGCTTCAAACATTTCTGCTTGAGAACGAAAACCATTTAGAGTTGGTTTATCCCCTGTACCTTTTTGATAATCAGGTGTTTTTCCTTCTTTTTCTTCCATCTTTGACTTTAATCCTATTAATACTGATTCCAATTCAAATTTATTTCTAATTGCATTTAATGTAATAATTTCTTCTTTCTTTAAGTTATTAGCTGCCCAGTTGATGATTTCATCCATTGCGTCTCTTCCGCCAACACATTCAGCAAGTTCATTCCTTTCAAGCTCTACTCTTGCTTCATAGCCTTTAATGTAGTCATTAACCATCTCAGCAGGAATACCAGCAGCTTCTAATGATGCCATTGATTTATCAGATAATTTTCCGTTAGCTATATATTCATCAGCTAAAATATTGTAATCTAATCCCTTTTTATCAAGTGCATTTGATACATCTTCAGGGTTTTCTAAATCCACATCTTCCGGATTTATATCATCTTTATCTGATTCATCTCCATCTGATTCACCATCATCTTCAGCTGAATCATCTTTCTTCACATTTTCATCATCAGCTGTATCTTCAGTATTATCAGAGTTTTTAGTACCTTTTTTTTCACCTTCTGCTGTCGTATTTTCTAAATTTTCATCAGCAGTATTATCAATGTTTTTATCTTCTTCAGCCATTATTAACTCCTTACAATCTTGATATTAGCCATAGCTGAATAGATTTTTGTTTGTTTATCTTTTTCACTAATTCTTTGTTTCCTATTTAATACAATCATTGCTGCAATTCTAGGGTCAATCTTTTCTTCTTTGTTTTCTTCTTTTTCTGGGTCTTTCATATCTTCCAGAATTTCAGTAGTTTCATCTTTCTTTTCATCTTCAGAAGTTTTTTCTTCTACCACAGGAGCTTCTGTTTCTTCAGATGCTGCAAGTGGTGTTTCAATCTTTTCTTCTTTGTTTTCAACTACTTCTTCAACTTGTTTTGGTTGCTTTTTTCTTGACATCAAATTCTCCTTTTATTGTTATGCTTCTTGTTCCTGTTGCTGCATCAATGCATCACCATATTTATTGATTAAATTAGGAGCAGTCTTTTCTAACAATGATTGTTGTTGTGCTTGTTTAGCTTGTTCTGCTCTTTCTTCCTCTGAATAGAAGAATCCATCAATATCCAAATTCAATGAAGCAGCGATAGTATTTGCTATAGGTTCTATTTTTCCACCTAATTGAACTGCTACTGGAGCAACTTTACCCATTACATCCCAAAAAGTAATTAATTTATTAAGGTCTGAGCTTCTACCAAGAGCTTCTAATCCTGTAGTAACTGTTAATTTGATAGATTTATCTCTAATCAAATCAGGAAGCATTTTACCTTTTTCCTTCTTCATATGATGGAATGTAATCTTGACATAAGCTTTTTGGAACTCTTTACACATAATTGAATAATAATTACCAAGAGCTTCCTCTAAGTCTTGTGCCATAACTCTTATTTCTTCAGCTGTAACTCTCTCTGCTTGTCTTTGGATAGCTGCTTTCATTACAAAGATTCTATTTAATCTTCTTTCAATCTTATCAGCTTCAGCTTGAGCAACTTGCAAATCATAATATTTATTTGCTTGTAATGGTTGAACATCCTCTATTCTTCCAAGAGCAAATCCACCATTCTTAGCTTCTGATAAATGCTTGATTTTGGTTAAACCATTAGGATTTACAAGCATAACCAATTTTGAACCTGCTAAAGACGCCTGTTTGATTGCAAGAGATAATGTATCAAGATAAGAAATATCTCCAATATATTCTTCTATCAAACCACGACCATAAGATTCACCATCAATAGCTGTATATCTTAAAGCCATAAATGGACAGATTTCAAGGGGATACTTTCCTTTTGAAGCTGGTAACTTAATTCCTTCCACTTCCTGACAAACAGTCCAATGCTTATCCCCTCTACGGAAACCTGTATATAATGTTAATTCCTCATCTTCTAAAAGGACATCAGATTTATCGTTTTTCTTAGCTCTTTTCTCAAGAATTTTGACCATAACTTCATCTTGAATATCTTTAGGGAGAGCATAAAACCCTACTGTCTCTTCTGTTATTGCTTTTAATACATTTCCACAATAATCTCTCTTTACACAAAATCTATCCAATGGATAATATCTCAAACCATCCTTAGGGTCATGTACTAAGAATACATTACCAGCAATTAATTGGTGTTTGATTGCTTCACCAACACAAACTCTGTCTCCTGATTGTTCTTGATAATCTAACAAGTTTTTTTCAATAATAGATAAACCTTTATTAACATCTTGCTCAAATTTAGATTTATCAGAACCTTCCACAGTTGCTTGTTGTCGTATTGTTACAGAATCCATTGAAAACTTAAAGAATGTCTGATTTGGGGGTAACATTGTTGTTGTTATCTTTGCTGATAAATTATTAACACCATCTGCACCAATAGATTGATTTGGTGTTTCTATTTTGACATTACTTCTTGTTTGTTTTTGTGTAGCTCTATCAGCGATTAATGATGGAATTGTATATTTCGCTGCTTCTTTAGCTTTATCTAAATAAGGTTGTCTATCTTGTTTTAAATCTTGATATTCCTCAGCTAAAGACCTATATTTTTTATCAATTTCTTTACCTTCCACCATCTCTCCTATACAGGAATATTAAGTCCTGTAGTTGTATTAGCTGTATTAATTCCTGTTGTACTTGTATCTGTTGTGTTTTTAAAAGGTACTCTTAGAGAATTTATTGTTCTTTTTGTGCTTATTTTTTCTCCAGTTGTACTTGCAGTTCTTTCATTCGATAACACAGCATTACTTTTATTCAGCTGTTCTTTCATAACCTCTTGTTGAGCCTGAACTACTGCTGTCGTGTTCATATTAGGCTTACTAAAACACATATTTTGTTCTCCTATGCCGTTGCAATATTTAATCCTGTCATATTTTGGGTTGATGTAGCTACAGTATTAGAATCAACTCCATAAACATTTTGTGTAATTTCTTCATTATTTTTTCTCTGAGGAATCATTGAAATTCTAAGAGAGCTTAAAGTTCTGCTTACCCTTGAATTATCTTGAACTGTTGTTGCCGTTTTACTTACACCAACCATTCCAGTTTCCTCAGATTGTTGTTGCAACTGTTTTATAGCATCAGCCTGTGCTTTTGCAGATTGACGGGAGCTTCGATACATAGCTATCCCTCCTGCTGTAATACCACCAACAAGAGCTGTAGCAGCCAAAGCTCCACCTACTGTTAAGCCACCTGTAACTCCAATTGCAGATATTGTACCTGCTGTAGCTGCTGCTGTTGGTGCAGTAATTAGAGTTCCACCTATTAGTGTTGTTCCTAAAGCCGTTGATACAGCTGTAGTAGCAGAACTCACAGCTCCTGCAATGGCAGCACCAGCTGTTGCCAAAGCTGTTATTACACACATAAATTTTTCTCTCCTTTGACTAAAAACAAAAGCCACCATTACAATTAAGTAATGGTGGTATTATCTCTGCCTACACTATGGTAAGTGAGCTTAAATTTCTTCATCTAATACATCTTTTTCATTAAAAACTTTTTCTGCTTTCAACTTGTCAATAACCATCTGCTGCCCAATTAAAACACCTAATTCATAATTATCTTGATATTTTCTAGGTAGTTTATCTGGAAAATCTCTCTCAAGACATTCAATTAATCTATTAGATATTTTAGGATAGTTATTTATAGTTAAATTTTGGTTTTGATTCATTTTTTCTTCCTTCTTCTCAATATACAGTGAAGTGAGATTTTCTGTGTCCATTCTGTGTCCACTTTATATGCTAATTCATATAATTAGGATTTAATTCAATAAAATAGTTTTTGTTGTTATTACTGAGTTTTGGTCTCGTAGTTATGTCTTTTACGGTGGTTCGAATCCACCCCTGCCCACCATATAAAACCTTGAAATTACTTATATTTCAGGGTTTTTATTTTTTGTCTTTGTCCACTCTGTGTCCATTGCTCATTTTGAATAAAATCCTAATTGTATGAATTAAGAACTTCCATGGCTTTTTGCATTTGTTCCTCTGCGGTATGGACATATCTCATTGTAGTCTTTATATCAGAATGTGCCATTATATCTTTAATAACTGGTACTGGAACTCCCTTTTGTGCTAATCGTGTTCCTACTGTGTGTCTTAAATCATGAAATCTGAAATCATTTATACCAGCTTTAGCTTTAATCTTATTCCACTCTTTCTCCATACCAGCATCACCAAAAGCTGTATCTGTTCGTGGATTGATAAAGACATATTCACTCTCTGTTTTAGGGATTGATAAAAATAAATTATATAATTCATCATTGATAGGTAATTTTATATGTTTATTACCTTTGTTCTCTGTAATCTCTAGGATTCTATAATCCATCTTCACATTTTCCCATTTTAATAATCGTATATTAGTTTTCCTTAAGCCTGTATTAAGTGCTGTTATTAGTAATGGTTTAAAATAATCAGGACAAGCTGCAAAGATTCTTTCTTCCTCATCATCTTTCAAATAACGAACAACATAATTTTTCTCAGGAAATCTCATTTTACGACTTACAGGATTCTTAGTAAGCCAATCATTCTCAATAGCTATATTAAACATTTTACTCAATGTTTCTAAATATCTATTTACTGTTGTTGTGCTTTTGTTTTCATCTAATAAATTCTTTTTTAATGTTTCGATATGGTCAGGCTTAACATCTTCTATATATTTTAT